ATCCACGTGCTCCCACTTGAGCCAGTCGCCCTGATTGAACGCTTGAACTTGAACGGCCATCGGTTAGGCCCTGCCTTTCTGCGCCTGCATGCGCGCGGCCATCGCTTTGCACTTCTTCACCACGCCGGTTTCCCCGGGCGGCACGCGCAAGTTCGTTCCGGTGTCCGCCTGGATGGCCTGGTCGATCTCGCCCTGATCGCCACCGGCCCGGGCGGCCATCAGCTTCTCCCGCGCCTGTTGAGGCGTTAGGCCGGCCTTGATGAACTGCGCGGTCATACCGGGCATGCCCGCGAGGATGCAGAGATCCGCGATTTCCGCCGCCACGGCCATGCCCGCCTGTACGGATCCGGCCGCCGAGCCCTCCGGCGTCGGCTGCGGCGCCTCGGCTTCAGCATGGCGGCCTTTTTTGCCGCCGCGCGGCTTGGATTCCTTCCCCCCAGGCTTGCCCTTACCCTTCTCTTCGTCATCTTTGGCGTCATCATCGTCGCCTTTGGCGTCGATCTCGTCGTCATCATCACCGTCGTCGGCTTCGGCATTGCTGCCCTTGGCGCCCTTCGGCTCGTCGTCATCCTCGACCGTCTTTTTCCCGGCTGCGGGCGTTGGTTTTGCGCCCGCCACTTTTGGTCTGGTCATCGTGTCTCCCTTCATCGAACTCGGAGCGGACGCTCCCGCTTCCGAAACCTGTGCCATCGCGAGTTGGGCCGCCAATTGCCGCTCGCTCTTCAAATCCGTCGACTCCCCCGCTGCCTTCCGGGCAAGCTCTTCGACCAGCGCCGCGCAGGCGGCCTCAGTGGTCCCCATCTCATCCACTAAACCGGCCGCAATCGCTTGATCGGCGAAGAACACGCCGGCTTCAGTGCCTTTGACCGCCTTGAGCGTCATCCCGCGGTTGCGCGCTACCGCCTGGGTGAGCATCCCGTAGCAACGACGTCCCTCCGCTTCAAGCACCGCGCGTGCGCCGTCGCTCAGCGGCTCGTGCGGATTGCCGTCGATCTTGCGCTCCCCAAAGTAGATGTATTCGTAGCGGAAGCCCTGCTTCTTGTCGTAGTCGGACTGGTCGGCATGGCACATCACGATGCCCACCGATCCGGCCGCGCCAGTTCGGGTGATGTAGATCCTGTCGGCTGCGCTGGCAATGGCGTACGCCGCCGAGCAGGCCTGCTCACAGATCGAGGCGAAGATCGGCTTCCGGCCGCGGGCCGCATAGAACTCGTCGACGATGTCGAACAAACCCGCCACCTCGCCGCCCGGCGAATCGCAGCACAACAACAGCCCGCGGACATCGGGGTCGACCAACGCCATGGACAGCTCTTTGCTCAGCCATTCGTAGCTGGTCATGCCGCTCCACGGACGCAGCCCGAGAGACTTTCGCACCAGGCTTCCGCAGACGTCGATGAGTGCGACCCCATCCGGAGTTACGGTGTAAGGCTTGCGGTCGCTCTTCTCCTGGTCAACCGCGAGCGCGGCATCCACATCCCCGCCGAGGCGCGGCAGGACGACGTTGCGGACAATAATGTCCAACTTGTCGCGCCCGATGGCGAGCGGCTGGTTGAAGACCCGCAGAGCAATGCCGGTCAAGCCAGACATCCCGCCGTTGTCGATCAGCTCTCCGCGTGTCACGCCGCCCTCCGATCCAGCTCCAGGCTCACGATCTCCTCGAGCACCGCGTAAAGCCCGGCCGGAGTAGCGAGCGCAAGCCGTTGCACCGGCGTGGCGCTGCGCACGCCCTTCTTCTGGCCAGGGCGCGCAGGACTCTCGCCGGTGGGCATGCCCGCGGCGGAACGGTCCCTCGCGTTGGAGTCGTAAACCAGGCCCAGATCATCGGCACGCTCCTGGTCGCGGGCGTTCTCGTTGTCGATCTCCTCGACATCGAAGCCCTGCGCACTGGCCGCCGTGTCACGGGAGCCCAGTCCACCGCGAATCGCATCGAGCGTGGCGCCGATCTCTTTGGCCGGATCCACCCACTGCCGTACGGGTGGAACCCACTTCACACTCGTGAATGCCAGCGGGTCTTTTGCGTAATCGGAGTAATCGAGCTCGCCGGAGATCAGAGCCGTGCGGATCCAGGCGTCCCAGACCGGTCGGCAGAAGCGGAAGATGATGACCTGGTGCTGGAACTGCTCGCAGCGGCGCCAGAACTCAATGAGGCCCGCGCGGATGCTCGAATAGTTCACGCCGGTCAAGTCACCGGTCAGTTGCTCGTAAGTGACGCCGAGGCCCGCCGCGATCGAGCGCAGGTAAATCCGCATGAACTCGGGCAGCGAATTGAACTGCGGAGGATTCGCGAATTCAATATCCTCGTTCAAACGCAAATACTGCGTCGTGCCCGGCTCCATCATGGCCGTGCCCACACCGGGCGGCGGCGCCGGGGCTACACCGGGCGTGCCAGGCACCTCGCCAAACACGCCCTGGCCCGTCATCTGCTTCACGAAGGCCACGAACATCGCCGCAACCTTTTGTTTCACCAGTTCCGCGTCTTCGAACTGGTTCAATTCATGGATGCGCAGCAACACCGGCGCGAGCCATGGCACGCCGCGCAGCTGCCCGGCGCGCAACGATTGAAAGACGTGGCATACGTTCTGGCTGGCAACGCGCAGCAGCACGCCGGCGTTGCTGGGCCAGAGGATGGTGTCGCCCGGGTGCTGCTTCAAAAACCAGTAACCCGCCGTCGAGTGCTCCTTATTCAGCTCGACACCGGCGCGTACCCGGTTCCCGTTCGGGCGGTCGACGCTGTACCAGGCAGGGAGCAGCTCAGATTCCAGGAGTTGAATTTGAAGCGGCACGCGCAGCCCGCTATCTTTGCGGCGCGGGCGCAGGCGGGCGAAACACTCGCCGCCCTCGATCACTTCCCGGCACAACAGCGTCTGCAAGCCATAGAAGTCACAAGCGTTGTGCGCATCGCACTGGTCGGTCCAACGCAGCCAGGCGCTCTGGATCTTCTGCTTGACCTGCTTGCTGGGGTGCATCGACTGGGGCTTGATGCCAGTACCGATGGCGTTCGCAGCGAACGAGGCAATGCCGTTGTTGGCCCAGGGATCGTTGCGCGCGGTGTAGCGCGACCGGGAGCGTAGCGTCTCGATGGTCTGAATGCCGACGGTGTTCGGACCTGCGTTGCCCGGGTTCCAGCCGTACATGCGCCGCCCCCAGCCGGAGGCGTCGTAGTAGGGCATCGCACTTCCGCCAGCGCTCCCGCCAGTGCCTGCATACGCCGCGGCCGGCGCGGGCACAGAGACCCCGGGCGCGCTGGGCGCGGGACGGTACACGTCGGCGAACAGTTCGGCTTTGGCCATGATGGGGAGCTACGCGGCGAATCAGAATGCGGAAGGAAGGCTGGGAACGGTCAGGGAGAAGACCGGGGCGTGCCCGCTGCGAACCTTGGCGATGGCATCCCGCAGCACAACGTCCGGATCATTCTTGCCGGCGATCTGCTTGGCGAAGTGCATCACCGCGCCGCGCATCGCGTTCATCTGCTCGACGCTCACCCCGATTTGCGATAGATCGACATTGGCCAGCGGCGCTTCGGAATCCACGCCTTGTACGAAGGCCCACAGTGCAAAGTCGCGCAGGCAGAGCCAGCTCACCAGCAACGCCTCGAGCGCAACCTGCGGCGTGATCCGCGCGGCGCGCACCGGCACGACCGGCTGTACACCGATCGTGGGAGCTTGCGTCTGCGGTTCTTGCTTCGGTGGCTCCACTGGTTTCTTCCCCTGCTTCTTCTCTGTCTGTTTCGACACCATCGTCAAACTCCCTTTTCCGTGTTAAACCGCACCTGGCGGATCGGTGGCTGCTGTGCGGCCAGTTCCGCCTGCATCTCGGCTCGTATGCGCAGCAGTTCGGAGAGCGTGCGTTTGCGCACCCGGTTGTCGCCATACTGCTGCTCCGCGGCGCCGCTGCCGATCTCCTTCTCGATCCGGTCCAGATCCTGCTGGGTGTAGGCCATCGCTTAGCTCATCCACTTCGGCCGCGCCACACGGCTCTCTTCGCGCTGTTCGACAGTGCGCGCCGGGGCTTGCCCCGGGACTACCACCGGCGCCGCCGACTGCTGCCGCTGCTGCTCGAGCGCTTCCCAGGCCGCATCGCTTAGCCGCTGGCCACCGCACAATTCGTACATCGCCCGGTTGCCCACTGCGGTGTCCAGCGGCTCGTTGCGGCCGGTCTTATGCCACTCGACCGCGCCGGCCTCCGTGACGATCCGAGTCTCGGCTGTCAGCCCCTGGAAGTACGACTCGTCGTAAGCGCTGGGGTGATGCGAGTAGCCCTTCGGAAACGGTTGATCGTCGAGCGGCTTGTCCTTCCCCAGCGAGTCATAGACGTTCTGCTTTGCGCAGTGTGTCCCGATCGTGACGATCCGCAAACCGCCACGGGCCTTGGCCGCGTCGATCTGGGAGATGTTCTCGATGATCTTGAACGGATTGTGGCCGCCCTTGGTCGGTACCACTGTCCGATACGAAGGCACCACCGCGCCGGCCGGGCCATATGCAGGCTGCACAAAACCCCGGCAAAACGAGTAGACCGTTTCGGCCATGTAACCGGAGTCCACACCGCAGGCCCAGATCGGCAGCGTGCCGCCGTCGGCGTGCGGCCAGTCCTTCATGATCAACTCCGCCAGGCGT